CCATTCACCCGGAGCAATCGGGGTATCGTCCCCTTTAATCCGCAAGCCCTTGGTTTTAAAACCACCGGGCAGGTTAGACAGCGTGCCGGCGTCCACCAGCTGGCGGATCAAAGAAGTTCCCGACTTGGCATAAGCGCCAATCAGATGGATGAGGCCAAAGTTATAGAAGCCAAACCCAGGAACGTAGCCGTAATGGACAAAATGCTGCCGCTTAATCTTGAGCTTATCGTCCGGATTCCAGTTGCGGCGAATGGCCAGCACCGTGGACGTATGTTTCTCAATGGTGATCACATACGGCAGGCCAATTCCGGTTTCATCGCCGTCTTCGTCCGTGTCTTCAAACCCTTTCAGGTCCAAATTAACGTGCATTTCCAGCAATTTGTACCGGTCATCTGAGCTTGCGCGAAAGCCCATCTTTTCGGCGATTTTTTTCTCAACTTCGTCAAAAGAATCGTCGGGCTCACCCAAGTCGCAGTCCCTATAAAAGCCGGCAACCTGCAGTTTTTTCAGCTCATTTTCTGTTTTGCGCATCACATGGGTAATGCGGTCCGCTGTTTCTAGGCTAGACGCGCCATAAGGGACAACGATGTCCTCTGCCGGTACAAAAAGAGCCATCTGCCGGCCAAAACTTGGGTCGTAATAAACCTTTTTGAACGCATTTCCAGCCAAACCCAAGCCCCAAAGAAGACGTTCATGCTCAGGCCGGTACTCTGGCATCCTCTCCGTGAGCTGGTAGTTCATGTCGTCCCTGACGCGAGAGGCTGCGTCTCGGGTTTCGCTGGTTTCCTTACCAATAATTTGCGTTTTTACCGGGCCTTGTGCCGGAAAAGTCTCCATGATCGTTTCCGATTGGAACTTTACCAGCGCTTCAGCAAGCAGCGGGTGGTAAACACCACAAGCGCCCTGCCAAGGCTCAGTCCTTTCTTCCAGCTTCATACCCAAAAGCTGGATGCCATCTACATAGGTTTGAATCCAGTCTTTGCGGCTATCAATATCCGACTGGTAATCATCAATCAACTCAGAGGCCAAGGAAACCAAGTCCTTGTCTTCCATCAATTCGGCCAAGTTGGCGCCAAAATCATCAGACGTTTTGGAGTCAGGCTCCAAAATGATCTCCATTCCACCGGCGTTGATGGTTACAGACTCGGGGTCTTCGATCTCAATCTCAATAGGCTCTGCGTCTAGTACGTCTCCAGACATGATGCCCAATGGGGCGCTATTGAATGCCTTGTCGATTGACATGTTGTGTTCCTCAATAATAAACAGGTTTGCGCCGGAACGATTTCAATGGATCATCTTCCTCATCTAGCTCAGACCTAATGTACCCGCCTCGGCGGAACCGCATCAGGGCCATTGAAACCGTGTCCACATAGTCATCGTGATCGCCAGACGGGAAAGATGCAACCTCATCCATCACCTCTTCCGCCCAGTTCGTGTTTGGAGCCCACACCCTGCCAGACGCAAACAAGTCCGATACAGCGTTGAGCCGCGTTATCTTATCGTTACCCTTGACCGGCGTAAATTCCTGAACAGACAGACCCATCGCCTTTAGCTCATAGATGAGTGGGGCTCCACTGGCCTTCTTCTCAATGATGGTGCTGTCGGGCTCCCAGTCCTTGGTCATCCTCAGCACCCACCTCTTGAGCTCAGGAAACTCCACCCTGTCTCTGACGGCGTTTAGCAAGATGAGATTGGCCTGGTCTTTACCAGTGCTGTCTGGATGATAGAACACCCCCCAGATTGTGCATGCCGAATAGTCTGCCCGGTTGCTTTTTTCAAAGGCCGTGTCCCAGGCCATCAGGGTAAAGTCACACGGCGGTGGAGAGTCCTGGTTCCAAATCCTCCACCACTCCCGCTTCACAATAGCCGCGCTATCTGACGTAGGACTCTGCTGGTACTGAGCCTGCCACTTACTATTAGGCAACTCAGTCCTCAGAGCCGATAACTCCTCGTAGCTCCAAAACTCCGGCCAGAGCGGTTTGTCCGAAGGCAAGATGGCAGGGAACTCAATCACCTCCCACTCATCACCCCCTCGCTGTACAGAATCCTTGATCACCCGGCCAGTCAAGTCCCTCTTTGACCACCGAGTCATCACTATCACAATAGCTCCACCTGGTTGCAGACGCTGCCGGGGTCCAGAGGTATACCACTCATGGACAGAGTCAAACACCGCCGGATCAGACTCCGCTAACTTTGCCTCCTGCTCCGAGTGCGGGTCGTCAATGATCAAAAGATCAGCACCTTTACCCGTCACCGTACCACCCACACCAATAGCGAAGTACTCCCCGTTCGCGTTGGTTGACCACCTACCAGCAGCCTTAGAGTCATGCCGTAGTGCCACATTGGGAAACACCTTGGTGTAACTCTCCCCGTCCACCAAGTTACGCACCTTGCGGCCAAACCCCACAGCCAGTTCAGCCGTGTTCGATGTCTGGATGATCTTCTTATTAGGGAACTTTCCCAAGAACCAAGCCGGAAGCAGATAAGAAGCAAACTCCGATTTCGTATGCCGCGGTGGCATGTTGATGATCAGCCTCTTGAGTTCCCCCCTCGCAACCCTCTCAAAAGCATCCGCCATGATGGAGTGATGCTTTCCTGCAATGAAGTTTGGCCACATCACCTTCACAAAATCCATGAAGCTCTTCTGACCCTTCTCCCTCTTGATGGCCGATCCATACTGATCCGCAATCTGCATCAGGTGATCTCTCTGCCCGCCAGGCAAACTCTCAATCACCTTAGAGAGCTGCTCATCCGTCATGCTCCCAATCAGCCGCATCAGATCATCGTCATCACTCATTCAATATCCCTCACCCGCAAATACGACGGCCGAATCGACCTGGCTCTCCTGGGTACACCCTTACATATCCCCAACGTCACCAACATCCTCATCTTCCTCGCCGTGTTCCCCCTCCCCTTATCCCCCGTCACCAACATCACCTCATCTATCGTCGGCCCAAACCCAAACTTCTTCCACCACTCATCTATCACCAAAAACACCTCCCTCTGAGCCGGCGTCATCTCTTTCCCCTTTTTCAAAATTTATACCCCCCACCCATTTTCATTCCAAAACCCCACCGGGGGTCTTTCCCATATCACCATCCGTCATATCCCCAGAACTTTTTATACCCACACCCCCCTCTTCATTAGGGTTTTCACCTAGTACCGTAACAGGTGTTACGGTTGTTAGGGTTAACCCTATAACAGGTGTTACGGTCGCATCCGGTGAGGTTTGGGTTATGGCGTTTTGGTCGTCTGGAAGATTTGATTCAGAAAAAGATGGTGATTCATTGTGTGGATTACTAAGCAAGGTGTGGGCGCTGCGCGCGGCTCGCGCGGGGGGTGCCGCCCCGGTGGGGTCGCTGCCCTGGCCTTCAGCTGCCGCACCGGGGTCGGCATCCTGGGCAATGACCGGCAATGCCGGTACATCGATAGCCTGGGCGCGCAGCGCGGCCCGGAGATTCTCTAGCAAAGCCGCGCGCGCGCTGCCGGCGTCAGTTGTCTGCACAATCTCCCGCCGTTCTGTGAATGCTGCCACCTCTGTCACCTTGCCGAGCAGCTCCAGGGCGCGCAGTCGCTGGGCCGGTTTGATGTCATCGTCAATGGCCGTTGCGGTGAGCCGTTCGATGACCAGGGCGCGCAGAGCCGCAGGCGTTGCATATTTCCTCGCCTCGTTTGCCAGTCTCAGCGCGTCGATTTGGGCGGCTATTTTGGGATCTTGTTTCAGCCGGTGCGCCTGATGCCCGACATGGATCGGTGCAGCCTGGGTATCGTATGCCTCTCGGTATGCCTTTGCAGCTGGTTTGCCCATTGCGACTCCCTCTGCGAATGCTCTCTGTTTGCTTGTTAGTCTTGTCTCTTTAGTGCTGGCAACACCCAGGACAATCGTATCGATGGGAACGGACTGCAGGCCTTCGGCCACCTGCGCCCGCGTTAGCTTTCGCGGCTTTTTGCCACCGGGTATTTTTGCGGTATCACTCATGCGCGCGATTCTATCCCCGCTCTCGCGGCCACGCTAGACCCGCCCGCCTTCGGCATCAGGGTAAGCACCTAGATAATTTGCACCCGACATATTGACAGTCAATAGCCTGGGCATGAGAATAAGCGCGTCGCAACAGTCGAAACCGAACGCAACCCACCTACTAGGAGCTCACCATGCAACTCTCATACGCTTACCGAACCAATGACCCCATGGAGGCCTTTGCTGCCTCTCACCCCGATGAAGCCGCCTGGATTCGCCAAGCCGCGCCCCGGTTTGGCTTCGCCCAGGCAATGGCGGACGCCATCGCCCGATGGGGATCCCTCACCGCCGGCCAGCTTGCCGCCGTCACCCGCTGCGCGCAGCAAGACGCCGAGCGTGCTGCAAACCGCGCCAGCGCGCCCCGGCCCGCTGCCGCCCAGCTGCCGCAGCTGCACGCCGTGCTACAGAAGCACGCCAAGTTTTATGCCGGTGATTTGACCCTCTCGCGCCGGCGCGAGGATCAGCTGGTCTGGATTAAGCACGCACACGCAGAAAAAGTGATCGGCAAGATCGACCAGGGCGCCCTCTCGCTCTGGAACCGCCCAGGCGTCGATCTGGGCGCCGTGCGCGCAATGCTTGACGAGTTTGAGGGCGCGCCCCTGCAGGCTGCTATCAAATTCGGCAAGCTCTCCGGCCGGTGCTGCAGTTGCGGCCGCGAGTTGACGAACGACGGCAGCATCGACGCCGGTATCGGCCCGATTTGCGCGCAGAAATTTGCCTGATCGCATCCTGATGCGCCCCTCACTTGGGCGCATTGGAATGCGGATCCCCCGCAGAACCCTGGAGTAACCCCATGCGCTTTAGCTCTGACCCCTTCTTGAATAACGCAATCGGCTTATCGACCCTTTTCGCCGTGTTGACCATCGCCCTCGGCTTGATCGTCGGCGCCATCACCCTCTGCGCCGCCGCCGTGTGCTTGGCCTGCATCGCCGTCCCCCTGGCCGCTTTGCTCATTGAGGGAGCCCAGGCATGAACCGCACTCAAGCCCTCGCCATCGCATCACGCGCCGTGTCCCTTTGGGGACGCGGTACGAGTTGGACAGTCTCGCATCCCTGGGATCGCACCGATCCCGCCGGCCCGAGCACCACCTACAGCTGCAACAGCTACGCCCAGGCGCGATTGTCTGCCGCCCGCACTCGCGCGCGCGTCGCCCTGGCCCTGCTGGGACAGTACAACCACGACACCGAATGCACGCTCTCCCAGCGCGCCGGCAGCGCCCGCGATCTAGTGCGCGCCGCCCTCGACGAATGCCCGTGCGGTGAATGCCGCACCCGCCAGCACTCATTCCGCCGTGTTGTCTACAACGGGACGCCCGGATGGATCGCTACCCGCCGTGAGCACGGCATTTTTGTCGGCACGGCATTCGGCGTCACCCGCGCCGCAGCTGTCGCCGCCTTTAGTCAACCCCAGGAGTAACCCCATGCGAATCATCTACATCCAAGACCCCGGCCACGGCTGGATTCAAGTTCCGGCATCCCTGGTGCGTGAGCTCGGCTGCAAGCCCTCTCAGTACAGCTACCTAGACCGGTCAAACGACCTAGCGTATCTCGAAGAGGACTGCGATGCCGGCCCGTTTATTCGCGCCCTGCGCGCTTCCGGCGTAGAGCCCGAGATCGTCGACCACCACATAAACCACGACGCAGCCTGCCGCGCGCTGCCCCGCTGGAGGTAACTCCATGAAAAAACAAATTCTCCCATCATGGCGCGCCGTGCTGCCGCTGCTGCTGCATTCGGTGCATATGCAAGGCGCCGATAGCCCAGGCGGGCGCGAGATTGCGCGCCTAGCCGAATTCGCCGACCAATGGAATGCTACCGCGCCTGCCCTCTTGGAAATGCTCGCAGAGGCCCGCGAATGCATCATGGACGAAGAACCCGCCGCCGCCCTTGAGAACATCATGCGCGCCCGCCTGCTAGTGGAGGGTGACCAATGAACCCGCCTCCGCTCTGGCAGCAAATTGCCGGCGCCCTGGTTGCCGCAGCCGCCCTCTACATTTTCGCCCTTGTCTGTCTGTCTTACTAAAAAAAGGAGTCTGAACCATGATCGGAATCGAAACCAAAATCCTGCCCGCCACCGGCACGCTGCCGAAACGAATTCGCGCATTTACTTGCAACGGCCATTCACTCATCGTGCCCTACGATGATTCGATTGATACTGTGCGGGCGCACTTTAAAGCCGCTCAAGCTTTGATTCGGGCGCAATTCACTTATTCCGAGCCCCCTGCCACCATGACCTACGGAGGAACTCGGTTCGGCTATTTCTTTTGCTGGCCGCAATCCACCATTGGGGAGGCAGCATGAAAACCTATCGTAACTTTAGCGATGTTCCCGTGCGGGCCGCCTATCTCGGGAGCACCTACGGTGACGGATCGATTGACGAAACAACCGCCGACAGAATAGACGCCGCGCTTGAGCCGGTTTGCCTCATAGATGACGAGGGCATCAAGCACTATTTTTCAATTGAGGAGGTGCGGTAACCATGCAAGTGCATCTAACCCTCAAATCCAACAACGCAAAGACCGGGCCGATCCCGGTAAGCACGACTGAGCGCGACAGCTGCCCGGATGATTGTGCGATGCGCGCCGATTGCTATGCCGACACGGGCCCGCTTGCCCTGCATTGGGGTGCAGTATCAGCGGGCGCCAGGGGCGCCGATTGGCCGACATTCACGCAATCAGTAGCAGCCCTGCCCGACGATCAATTGTGGCGACACAACCAAGCCGGCGATCTGCCGCGCAAGGGCGCCAGCGTCGACCCGGTAAAGCTCGGGCAGCTGGTGGCCGCAAACCGCGGGCGCCGCGGGTTCACCTATTCGCACCACAGGGACGCCGAATCCCTCGAATGGATCCGCCACGCGAACGCCTGGGGGTTTACTGTGAACCTGTCAGCCAACGATCTAACCGACGCCGATACCCTGGCCGCGACAGGCGCGGGCCCGGTGGTGGTGGTGCTGCCATCGAACCAACTTACGGCCACGACAACCCCCCAGGGGCGCCCGGTGGTGGTATGCCCTGCCGCGCGCCTGGACTACATGACCTGCGCGACCTGCCAGCTCTGCCAAAAGCGCGACAGGCACAGCATTGTCGGATTCCCCGCGCATGGTAATCGCAAGCGGGTGATCGACATTCGTTTAGAGCGCGCCGCGTGAGGTGGCGCGCAACAGGAAGCCCCGGAACAGGGGTTGTTTAGTGGTGCTAGCGGCCGCTACTTTTTGGCTGCTGCTAGCTTTTCTTTTCGTGTTTATTTAGGAGTGTCTGATATGACCGATATTGAGAAACGATGGACTGCAGCTGCCACACGGCAGCTGATC